GGATCTCCGTGGGGGGTTTGGTGGCGGGCGAACGGGTGATGACGCACGGGCCGCCCGCGCGGGCGATCGTGGCGCCGGGCGAGGGCGTGGCAGGGTTGGGCGAGCCGGCGGCGCGGGTGACCGCCGCGCGGGTGCCGGCGGCGGAGTCGAACGGCACCGGGACGAAGCTGATCTCCATCGGCGTCCAGGCGACGGCGCGGGCCAGCGGGCAGGTGCCGCCGTCGGTGCGGTCTTGGGCGCGGGTGATTTCGTAGCGCTGGACGGTGTAGCCGACGCTGAGGTTGCGGATGATCCCGGCCTCGATGTCGGCGCGGATGCCGGCGTTGTCGGGGTTGACGCTGAGCGCGATGGTGCAGACGCCTTTACCCTTGGTGATGCTGGCGGAAGTGACACGGCCAAGCACCGACGAGAGGTCCCACATATCGTGGGTGTTCAAGGCGTTGACGGCGCCCAGGTCGAGGCGGGTCATGTCGACCGCCTGCGGGGTGACGACCAGTTCCTCTTCGTACGGCTGCCACTTTTCGTCGATGTAGCCAGACCGGGTACCGCGGGCGCCGGTGGTCCAGATGCAATCGACGGTGCCAGCCTGGGCGTTGAAGCTGCCGGGGACGATGCTGGCGTCGCGCACCATGATCGGCAACTCGACGGTGCCGCCGGCGGTACTGAGCCGGATGACGTATTCGTCGGTCTGCTGCGGGGCGGCTGGCGCGGTGTTCAGGTCCATGGGGCGGCAGTCTGCCGCCGCTGCTGTCTCATCTTCTATGCGGATGAGACAGTCGGGCCGCGCCGGCAGATGATCAGGTGATCAACCCGATCCGCATGCCGACGGCCACAGCGCCGTGTGAGCTGCGCACGCCCAGGTCGCGGAACAGGTCGTCCCGCAGGGTGCGCACGGTGTGGATGCTGACGCCCATGCGGTCGGCGATCTGCTTGTGTCGCAGGTCGCAGGCCAGCATGCGCAATACGTCGACCCGGCGGCTGGTGGTGGCGTAGACCTTGGCACTGGCACCCGGGGCTTCGACGCGGATGCGGATGGGGTCGGGGTGGGTGTTGTGGGTCATGGCTGCTTGCCTTCGGCCGGCTGTTTGCCTTCGGGCGACTGCGCGACCTCGATATAGAACGGAAAGCTCCGCCACTGGTCCTCAGTGCGAATGCGGATGCAGGTGCCGATGCGGGTCCACCCATCCGTCGGGGCGTTGTCGGCCGCGATGTAGCGGGCGCAGTGGTGGTGCATGACGCAGCCGATGCCGAAGCAGGCCACGGGCGCTTGCAGACTGAGGTTGGCGGCCATGACCTGGCGCTGGTCTGGGGTGATGGTGGGTGGTGTCATTGCTTGGGCTTCCCGGCTTGTTTGAGGATGCGGTACACGTGGCAGCGGCTGATCTGCAGCCGGCGGGCAATTTCGGTCGCGTTGCGGCCGTTGAAGTTGCTGAGGATCTCGGTGGCGAGCTGGCGACGGCGCAGTTCCTGGGCGGATGGGTTGCGGCCGGCGACGTAGGCCATGCCGCGGAATTCGGCGCGGACGGCGGTCTTGGCTTCCTCCAGGTCCTTCGGTGCATCGGCCAGGCCGGGGATCATCTCGACGAGCAGCTCGAAGACCTGGTCGACGAAGTCCGGGTCGGGCTGGCCCGGCTTGGGCGGCGGCAGAAACGGGTCGCGGGGTTTGGCCATGACGGTCACCATTGGCGGGCGAGTTGGGGGCGCGGCTGGGCGGTGGGCAGCGGGGCAGCCGCCTCGGGCTTGGGCGGCGGCGATGGCGGGTACGGTACGGGCGGCGAGCCGTTGAGGTCGCCGGGATCGGCGCCGGCGCCGTCCTGGCTGCTGCCTTCGACCAGGATCGGGGCGACGGGGTCGAACAGGTCGGCCATGGCGGGCTGGACCATGGCTTCCAGCCGGTCCCAGTGCGCCGGGGCCCAGCGGTTGAGGTCGTAGACGTAGGCGGCGTGCACGGCCAGGTTGCGGCAGTCCAGCACCTCGTTGCGCGGCCGGCGCTTGACCCAGCGCTGCTGGTCGCCGCGCGGGGTGCGCACGGTGATGAGCTGCTCGGCGGTGAGCTGCTCGAACCACTCGCGCGGCAGCTCGTGGCTGAAGTGGATGTAGCCCGGGCCCGGAACGGCGATCTTGAGCTGGCCGTGCAGCAGGTCTTTGGCGGTGTCCACGCCGATGTGCCACAGCTTGACGCCGCCGGGGTAGGTCTGGCCGCGCCAGTTGATGTCCATGGCCTTGGCCGGGCCCTTGATGGCCTTGCATTCCTGCCCTTCGCCGCGGCCGGCCTGCACGGGAATGCCCATGGCCCGGGCGGCGCGCACCCAGTTGTAGACGGCCTGGGTGGCGTAGTTCGAATCGATGGTGATGCCGGACAAGCGCAGGCTGCGGCCGCGGCCCCAGGCCTGGGGGTAGGTGCGCTGCAGGTACTGGGTGAGCAGTTGCCAGTCGTCCTCGGCCATGGTGTTGCCGTAGATGATGTGGTGGTCCACGGTCCACGACTCCATGTTGCGGCCGAAGCCCCAGACGCTGATTTCCCAGCGGTCGGCCTGGACGTCGACGCCGCTGAACAGGATCAGTGCGCCTTTGGGGACGATGCCCAGCGGAAAGGGCTCGGACCGGGCCTGCAGGGCGTGTTCGTCGCTGCGCTCGCCGGCGGCTTCCCACGTCAAGCCGGCGGTTTCGTTGTACCAGGCGGCCATGGCGTTGTCGTCGCCCTGGGCCTGTTTGGATTCGGCGCGGTCGTGTTCGGTGGCGATGTCGACCCAGGTGCGCTGGGGGCTGTACGCGGCCCAGATGCGGAAGGCGACGTGCGGCGGGGGGCGGCAGGGCTTGCCGGCAGCGTCCAGCCAGCGGCGATCGGCCGTGTAGCGGATGCCGGTGCGTTCGCATACCCATTCGCCGTCCCAGCGGGCCAGGTATTCGGCCTGCGTGATGCCGGCGTGGCAATGGGGGCAGACGTGGCGGACGGTTTGCGGATCGCCCTTGGTCCAGTGCAGGCCGAAGGCGGCGTCGCGCCGGCCGGCCCACAGCAGGGGGTGGTCGACGCCGCAGTGGCGACAGGTGATGTGGTAGCGCAGGTCGGCGTCGGCCGCCAGGCGGCTGGCTTCCACATGGCACAGGTTCTTGATGCGGGGGGTGCTGCCGCCGACGAACTTGGGGTAAGGCGCGCCTTCCAGCCGCCCTTCGGCCAGCACGCCGGGGGGGCCGGCCTTTTCGATGGTCTGGTCGAACTGGCTCCACTCGTCGAGGACGGCGGTGTCCACCGTGATGCGCCGGTAGGCGCGCGCGGCCTTGCCGCCCAGCAGGTGCAGCACGGCGCCCAGGAAGCGCTTGTACTTGAGGGTCTCTTCCCGCTCGTTGCCGACCCGGCACGCGGCGATGGCGGGAATCTGCAGGATGGGGTCGATCTCGGTCTTGACGAAGCTGTCGCGGTCGTCGTCGGTGGGCTGCCAGACGGCGACCTTGCGCTTGCGGTGGGCGAGCGACCAGCCGATGAAGGCGGTGATCATCTTGGTGTAGCCCACGCGCTTGCTCTTCTGCACGTCGACGTGGCGGATGTCGTCGTTGCTGAAGGCGTCGAGGATACCGATCTGGAACGGCCACGATTCCCAGGCGCCGGTCTTGTGCGAGCTGTCGGCGGTGAGGATGAAGTTACCCGCCGCCCAGTCCGCCAGGCGCTCGGGCGGGTCGGCGCGCAGCGGCTGCAGGCCCCGTTCGACCGCGGCGGCGATGGCGCTGCGGGCCTGGGGAGGCAGCAGGTCTAGGGCGTCGGGGTCGATGGTGGCCATGGCAGGGCTTGGGTTGAATGGCTTCAGGTGGCGGCGGGGTCGAGGGATTCGTCGGCGGTTGAGGATTCAGGGGCGACGGCCAGGCGTTCGAGGACCTGGGCGGCGGTGGCGCGCACCCATTCGTTGCGGGCGCCGGCCAGCACGGTTTCGACGACGGTGCGGGCGTCTTCGGGCAGGTCGGGGCAACTGCGCTGCAGGGCGCCGGCGAGCTGGTCCATGCGGTCGGCCACGGCCTTGGACGCATCGGCCAGGACGACGGTGAGCGCGGCGATGGGGGCATAGGTGCCCAGGGCGAGCCGGTTCTTGATTTCCTGCGATTCGGCGCGGGCGGCAGACAGGCGGGCGTTTTCCCGCACGGGGTCCAGGCCCCCGGTGACGGACAGGCGGCCGGCGGCCTGCTCGCGCAGGCGCTCGCAATAGGCCAGCAGCCACTGCCCGGTGGCATCGCCTTCGCGCAGGATGCCGTCGGCCAGCAACTGCGACACCTTGGCCTGGCTGACGCCGACCAGGGCGCCGAATTCGGCCTGGGTGCAGGTGATGTCGAGGTCGACGGGGGTCATGCCGTGGCCCCGGCAGCCGGTTTTGCTTCCGGCGGGCGCATGAACAGGATGGCCTGCGTGGGCGTGATGCGCTTGGGTCCGGCCAGTTCGAGCAGCTCGAGGTCGTGCGCGATGCCGATCTGCAGCGGCCCTTCGGCGGCCCAGAACCAGCCGGCCTGGTTGTCGTGCATGGCGCGGCGCCAGCACAGGGCGACATGGTCGGCACCCCACTCGCGGCGCTTTTCCTGGATCAGCGCGGCGACTTGGGGCATCTCGGTCTTCACGAAGGCCCAGCGGTCGGCAGGCCTGGCGTCAGCCGGTGGCTTCGGTTTCGAGGTGCTGTCCATGTTGTCCGTGTCCTTTCTGAGAGTCGTGAGGTGGGGGTTCAGGCGGGCGCGACGCGCGACGCGCGGGTGTCCACGTGTGCAGACGCCTGCACAAGAGGGCGGACACATGGACACCGGTGCGTCGGGTTGTTCGGGTCATGGCTCCGCCGGGGTTCCCGGCTTCAGCCTTTCGGCTTTGCCGGGACTCCGTGGAATGAACGCGGACAACGCGGACAGCGGGTCCAGGTGCGCCTGGTCGCGGGCGGCTACATGGGGTGAACCCGGACCGCCCCGACCTTTTCGGGCGCGCGCGCCCCTCGCTGGTCAGAACGGGCAGTCATCGACGGGCCCTTGGGTATCGCCGTGCGCTGCGGCGGGTTGGCGGGGGTCACCACCGGCGCCGGCCGGGTCGAAGGGTTCGACCTGGCGGATCGGGCGGGGTGGGCGGACGTAGACGCGCGGCCGGCCGGGCAGGTTGGTGCGGCGCACCTCCCAGCCCAGGGCGTGCAGGACGGAGCTGGCGCGCTTGACGACGACGTCGGTCTTCTTGTCGACGCTGTAGCCGATGGCGGTGAGCAGCTGGTCCATGCTGACGGTGTCGAGCAGCGCGCCGTTGTGGCCGGCGTGCGGGACCTTCTGGTTCTCGTCGTAGAGGTAGGCGCGGATGCTGGATTCGATGGCCGACTCGACCAGGCGGGCGGACTGCTGGGGGTCGAACAGGTTGCGCTGCTCGGCCGGGGTGGGCCACATGCGCTCGCCGGCGTCGATGTAGACGATGGCCT